GCCGAGCTTGACAGGCTGTCGGCGCAGGCGGAGACAAGATTGCCAGCGATTACTACCGAGCAAGCTGAGACGCAAGAGTGACAGCCGCCGACCTATTCAAGAAGATCGATGCTCTCGTCGAGGCTTACATAGCCGACATGGAAAAGGCAGAGCGCGCGATCTACCTTGCCAACCGAAACGCGATACTATCAGCTACCCGCACGGTATGGGACGCCGCCGCGATCACGCCGAAGAAGGACGCTGACATCGGCAACGTCGCTTATGTTAGTCGAGCAAAGGCGTTTAAGTACGGCCGGATGGACAAGCTGAACGACCTAGTTGGCGAGGAGGCGAAGAAAGCCGCTATTGCCGATATCTCAAACATCGAGGTTAACGGCGTCAAGTTGTACACTACGCAGTACAACGGCTATGCGTGGGCATACTCGCAAGGCTACGCGCTTCCGATCACCGGCGGGGCGAAGGTCAAGCTGGTCGCCGATGCACTCTATTCTGACTTTTCCGGCATGGTATTCGACGAGCGGATCAAGAAAAACCTTGGCGTCTATGCCGACGATATCCTGGGCGTGGTAACGCGCGGGTTGAACCAGGGCGCGTCATACCAGCGAATAGCCAAAGAACTAGAGGACGCCGTAAACCGGCAATACAAATCAGCCTTGACCGTAGCGCGTACCGAGGGTGGGCGTATCCAGTCCAGGGCGTATCTTGATAGTCTCGCCTTGCTCGATGAGGTTGGCGCGGACTATGGCAAAATGTGGGACGCGACCATCGACGATAAAACACGCGCGATGCACCAGCAGATGGACGGCAAGATGGCAGACAGCGATGGCGTTTTTCATCTACCCGACGGAGCTACCGGCCCGGCCCCGCGCACGACCGGAAGCGCGCGGAATGACATTAATTGCAGGTGTAGCGCCTTGACGATCATCAACGGGCAGAAACCAACCGAGCGCAGAATCAGGGGCGAAGGTATCGTCCCATACGAGACGTACACCGAGCGGCTAGCGCGTGGCGGGGAAATACCGATGCGCGACGTCAAGAAAGCGAGAGCATAACATGGACGACGAACAGATTTATTTTCAGCTTATACGCAAAGACAAGTGTTACGAAAAAAACATGCCAAAGCCACAGGCCATGATGTTTCTAACACTTTTCAAAGATGAAGAATGGACGTGGAGCGGGTTGGCCGAGTTGCTGTTGGCTAAATATGGCGAAGGCGACGTTGACGAGCTGATAGCGTGTATTAAGATGGCGCGAGCTTGACCACTTGCGCCGAACATGGCGACCTTGATACTATACAGGCGATAAGGTGTCCGCGAGAGCGGAATCTATAAGGAGATACGACATGAGCGAACCAGTGGTAAACGGTGAGGCCGTACAGCCTATCGTAAACGCCAATGCGGAACAGCCGACGACTGAAGCCGTCAAGCCAACCGAGGCCGCGCCCGATTTCAGCAAGATGATTGCTGACGCGCTGGCCGAGAATGACAAGAAGTGGCAAAGTCGCTTCGACAAGGTGCTGACCGAGAAGAAGCAGGTCGAGAGCAAGACCTTGACCGTCGAGGAGAGAATGGCGCAACTGGAGTCCGAGAGGGCCGCCGAGCGCCTGGCCTGGACGCGCAAGGAGCACAAGCTCTCTGCCGGATTCGACGACGAGATGCACGCCGCTATGCTGGACTATGCGAGTGCCGACCCTGACAAGATCGCCGACGGCGCGGCCAAGATAAAGGCCCTGCTCGACGCGAAGGACAAGAGCTACGGCGCGAAGATCGCCGAGCTTGAAGCGAAGATTAAGTACGGAGATAAGGCCCCGCCTGCTGGATCATCGAGCGCGAACTCGATAACGCGGGAAGCCTTCGATAAGATGGACGCCAAGGATCGGGCCGCTTTCATGGCCAAGCCTGGCGCAGCTATACGAGATTAAGACGGCGCATAGAGAGCGCCGGGAAGGAATGAAACTATGGCTACTACGCTAACCGCGCTGGCCCCGACTCTGTTTTCCGCCGCGCAGGTCGTGAGCGGCGAGCCCGCTGGCGTCCTCGATGCGATCAATACGACCTGGGACGACAAGGGCGTCGCTAAGGGCGATTCCGTTATCGTCCCGTATGCGCCCGTTCAGGCCACCGACGACTTTACCGCGTCGAACGTGCTTCCGGCTGGCGATGCCAACGTCGCCGCTGGCGTCACCGTGCAGATCACGCAGTCGAAGAAGACGAAGCCGATGGTGCTTACCGGCGAGCAGATTCGTTCGCTCGAAAACGGCGGGAACTATCAGGAGTGGGTACGCCAGTGGGCCGAGCAGTCCATGCGCTCGCTCCGCAACCTGGCCGAGGCCGACGCCGCCGAGTACATCAAGCAGGGCGCTTCCCGTGCCGTTGGTACCGCCGGGACAACTCCGTTTGCTACCGACCTTGACCTGATCGTTGACGTTAAGCGCATCCTCCGCGACAATGGAGCGCCGTTCGCCGATCCTCAGCTCGTCATAGACAGCGCCGCCGCCGCGAACCTCCAGAAGCTCGGCATATACCAGCAGGCGTATGCGGCCGGTTCCGATGAGGAGCGCCGCTCCGGTCTGTACAAGCCGCAGTTCGGCTTCCAGCTCCGCGACTCGGCCGGCATCGTCCAGCACGTCAAGGGAACGCTGACGAGCACGACCTCCGACCCCGCCGCGACGCTTGCCGTCGGAACGCTGTCGATCAACTGCGATCAAAACACCTCCAACACGAACACCGTCAAGGCTGGCGACATAATCACGTGGGCGGGCGACTCGAACAAGTATGTTATAGGCGTACCGATAGCCTCCGCCGCGGACGACATGGCCGTCGTGCTCAATCGCCCCGGTCTCCGCGCGACTCTCAAAGACGGCGTGGCCGGAACTCTCGGCGCGTCGTATACCCCGTCCCTCGCCTTCGAGCGCTCGGCGGTCGTCGGCATCATGCGCCCGCCCCTCATGCCCGCCAACCCGAGCATTAAGACCATGGTGATCTCCGACCGCTTTGGCCACTCGTACCTGATGGTCGAGATCGCTCAGTACGGCCAGATCGTATGGGAGATGCACCTCGCCTACGGCTTCAAGGTCGTACAGCCCGAGCACGTCGCCCTCATCCTGGGCTAAAGTCCAGCGGGGCGGGTCAAGCGGCCCGCCCCTTTTCCTAAAGGAGCCAGAACATGAATATGCTAACCAGTAATGAGGTGGCGCGGCTTGACGGGTCGAACCCCGAGTTCGAGCGAGCCACGCCGTTTGCCAAGATGGCCGACGGATTCGCGGGTAACGTGGTAGCGTATACCCTCGACAAAAGCGCCGCCCCATTCAGCGCCGCCGCCGTCGAGGTGTTTACCGCCCCGTATGCCATGCGGATAATCGACGCAATCGCGCTCGCGCAGGCTGATTCCGCGAACGGAACCGTCAAGATCATGAAGGGAACCGACGAGATATGTACGGCGCTTGTCTGCGCCGCTAACGGCGTTCCGTCACACATCGTAGCCGGCGTAAACAAGGCCCACATGGTACTCGCGGCCGGCGACAAGATAAACGTGCAGGCAGCGGGTGGAACCGCTACCGACATCAGGGCGATCACCACGATCATTTGCCAGAGGCTATAGCATGATACTTGAGACGGTGAAAGTCGACAGGCCCGAGCACCGTCTCGGGTATGTCATCATAAACAAGTCGGACTTCGATCCTAAGTCGATGAGGCTCTATGGAGACAAGCCAGCACTAGCTCGGGAAGATAAGCCCGAGCAGGTATTGGATATTACCGAGCTGGATGACAAGCCGAAGCGCGGGAGACCCGCCAAGGTGAAGGAGTAGCCCATGTACGGCGCTAACATAACAATCGACAAGACGAACGCTATGGCCGAAGCGGGGAAGATGTTCAACTTCGAGTATTCGAGCGGCGACGTGGACAAAGCGGCCCCTATCGTCCTCCTGTTCAAGACCGGCGCGAAAAAGGTTAAGTACCGCACCGACGTATCGACGCTCGGCTCGACGGTCAAGATCGAGCTTTACGTAGGGCCTACCACATCGGCAACGGTACCGAGATAGTCCCGGTCAACTATAACCCGACCGTCGGAGCTCCTGCTCCGCTAATAAAGATATATCATACACCTACGAAGTCAGCGAATGGTACGCTCGTCTATACCCGCCACTTCCTAGGCTGGAGTCAGGGAGCTACGAGCGTCGGCATATCCAAGTCGGGCGCAATCTGGCGTTGGCTTGCGCCGAATACTACCTATCTCGCTATCCTCACGCCTGCCGCCGACGATACGCAGGTCACCTACGGCTGCGACTTCTCGGAGGAATAAGTGGCTATAACGACGCTCGCCTATGTTAAGATTCTCGCCGACCTGTACACCAGGGCCGAGACGGGCGCGCCTACTACGGCAAGCGTCGGGGCCATTGGCGATATCTGGCTTGATAATTCCAGCGCGTCGGCGACATACGGAAAGACCTACGAATGCACCGCGATAAACGACGGCCCGCCCGTGACGTATACGTCACGGGCGGGCCGTCGTTTATCGCGGTGCATTCGTAGGTCTTTCCGT